CAACCCCAACCCCCACCATCGTACCCGCACTGTTCTGCTGTATCAGGCTACTCCCCAGCGTCGTCCCGTCAGCATTTACCACGGGCAAATAATACCGCGTCAACGCAAACGCCGGACTTGCGCCGATATTCGTCAGCATGTTCGCCTTGCTGATTTTGCTCAGTTTGTTCAACTTGAAAATTGCCATACTATCGCCGCTCGTGGCATCCGGTATGGTTGCATCGGTTATAATGCCAGTTTTGCCTATGGTAGTTCCAGATACGTTCGCGCTGTCAAATTTGGCAGCAGGAGCCTTAAGGCTATCAATACCAGTGGAGAACACCTTGGACGTGTCATACACGCTGCTTGCCGCCAGCGAGTCCACGCCGGTCTTAGACCACTTGGGCAGGTTGCCAGCCGTGCCCGTGGGCAGCGTGCCGACGTTGTCGGCGTGGTGCGCTACAGGAGCACTGTCGAGGGGTGAACCGGCTCCGATGTCTGACTTGATGTTCGCCTTAGTCCGGTGCGCTATTACTCCATTACGTAGAACGCATATTGAGTCACTGGCCGATGCGTCCGTTGGTGAGCCGGTAAGGTGTACCGTGCGCGGGGATATGCTATCTGGAACTTTGCCAGTGCTGTCGTAGGGGGTGCCAATGGCAGGAGCGCCGTGGATGGTGCTCCATTCGGTTAGGCCAAGGTTTGTGTCCGCCGTATCAACTACCGCGCTCCACATTTGGCCCAAGGCGTCAAATTTTGCCGTGCCTGGTTGCGTACCCTTTGTGCGGGTTACGCGCAGGGCGTGACAATTCACGGTGTCATAATTAACTGGCGTGGCAAACGCGGGCAAGCACAAGGCCAAAAGCAAAAGCAGCTTTTTCATACGGGTTCCTACGGTGTAAATATAATATCTGAGAGCGTGATACATTTGTTATTATCCCCACCAACAGGGAACACAAGAAAAATGTGGTCATGGTCAACATTCCCAGCACCGTCATCCAAAATCCACGGCTGGGTCACGCCCGCGATTGCGGCAGGGGCCGAGGGGAGGTGGGGAATAGCCGATGGCAATATGGTATGGTATGCTCCAAGGTGGTCTTTAAAGCCAAGCCTTAAAGAATCGGTTTCAATAGCAATCTGACATTTTCCAAGATTTGATTGCAAATCTGTTTTGGTATTATTAATAACAAATATATGCTTTCCGGTAGAACCGGGCTCGTTGTATATGTTTCCCATATTAAGAACCTTTCTCCATATCTTGTATTACCTCGTACAAATCAGGATTGCGATAGTAATTCTGCCATTTTTCAAGGCTGTCAATCGCTACATAACAATCCTGAATTATGCTAAAAAAAAAGCCGTCGGGATGTCTTCGAGTAGGATTAGACCTACTTTTACTTCCCCAGCCGGGGGTTTGTTTTTGTCCTTTTCTATTGATTCAATCAGACATTTTATATTCCAGCCGTTTGTGCGGTGCGGATTATTAAAATAGATTTTCTTTCCCACATACCAATCGCGCGCCGGTTGGCCAGCGGCAGGCGTTCCGCTACCATCGGCTGGAACAAGAGTATATGGAACCGAAACAGGAACACGGCGCTTTCCCATCCATGCAATCCAATCTTTGATGTAATACAGCGCATCGACATAAAGCACAATTTCTTTGCAATCGGTTTTATCTGCTGGTGGAGACTCAAAGCTACGGAAACGCTTCCAGAGTGCATTACAGGCAACCCATACAGCCTCACCGTCCGTTCCCTGAAAGCCTGGCGTATATTCCACATGCCAGCCTGACCCTGCCGCATACTGCGGGCTTCCAACACTACCAGTTCCTATCCAATCGGCATCTGCGGTATTAAGAATGCGCAACTGTTTATCAAATAAACTTGAGCCAGAATTAAAAGCGTAATTTACGAAAGGTTCAACAAAAACATCCTGCGCTTTTGGCTCTACGGTATCACCAATATCACCGATCAAATCCTTAAATGTTATGGTAGTATCTGGCGTTGCCGTTGCTGCATTTTGAGGGTCAAGATATTCAAGACATTCATTTCCTTCTTCATCTTGGCGCGTAACGGAAAAATACCGTTCACACATTGCCTTTTTAAATTCATCAGTCCAGCTCTTGCCGACATCAAATATTTGAAATGCGGGCCGAAGCGCGCGTAGAGCGTCAAGCGTTGAACTGTCAAAAGAGCCAGCGCCAGAGAGTTTAATTTTTGCATTCGGGCAATATTCTTTACCGTAGATTTTAAGATCACCAACCTCTTGCCAGTTTTGTAGGCGGCAGATATGCTCAAAAATAGCAGCAGGGTCTTGTATCAAATCTGTTGCCGTTTTGCGTGAGCCCCAAGTATCATTAAACACGCGGCCGGAGAACATGGCCCAAATATCTTCCGCGATGGAGATTGTTTTTTCACAAATGAGAGCAAGCTCATAAATTTTATTATAATAGACAAGAGGATGATCGGACAATCCAATAACCTCAGTTTCAATTCCTGATATTATCACCATTTTATCTATTGCATTTAACAAATCATTAGATGTAATATCTCCAATTGCAAATACGTCATTGCCGGAAATGGTTGTGTAGACTGATAATGTTTTGTCAAGTTCAAAATAAAACGCCTTGTTGTTGTCTGGTAAGCCCCTTATCAAATAGTAAAAATCGGGGAGATTATCTACGGTTGATTCTGCGTTAACCGCCATTTTAGATAACATCCCTGCATACTTGCAATAATCATTTATAGCCCCTGGTGCCCCCACAAAACGTTCCCAAAAAATCATAAGTCTCTTTGCGTCACCATTAATTGTCCCACCATTCCACAAAACTTTTGCTTTCATTTTTACACCAACATAAAATTTATCATAGTCCATAATGATGGATGTTTTAGGGAGGTCAAATTTGTAAGCACAGAACATGCCGAAGTTTCGGGAGCCGTGTGTTGTATATGTTAAATTCTGGTCACAACATGAGCCGTCATTTTTATCAAACACATTTCCAATTCCTGAAAGTGAATTAGACGGTGCAAGAAAAGAACTCCGAGGGGTGGATGAATACATATTTATCTGATTACTTGAATCATCCGTGACCTGTACAAGCGATGCCAGACCATATTTTGTAAGTGTGGGCAAAAGCACATCTTCCATATTTGAAAGAGGAAATATAGAAAACGTAGACATTTTATCTGGGGAATCACGAAATAATTTTAAATCAATTTTAAATTTATTAGCCCCTACTTCACTGGATATGGAATATCCAAAATTAGGGATAAATATAAACCCATCTTTCGAGGGTGCAGGATCTGTCTTTCCTATTATTTCTCCCGTGTCGGGATCATAGACATCTTCCTCCGGCCGTGCGTTGTTGCGTATGTTTGAATCATATACAGCAAGGCGCGGATAATCAGGGGACGTGATAACAACCCCCATTTCGTCGAGAAACCCCTGACATGGCCATGTATCAGCGGAATATTCAAATGGAATATCAACTATTTGCACCCATACGTTATGGGTTGTCATAGCATCTGAACTTACTACTAAATCCTTTTCAAAAAAGCTTTCTAAGACAACAGTAACCGTAAAAGCATCAGAGGAAACCCAATATACTCCCTGATAAACAGTCGTTGCCCCGCTTGCGTTTGCATAGGCGTTAACAGAAATGGCGTGAGGGGATATGGATTCTACAACTAAATCAAAATCCGTACTGGAAAACCCAGCGCTACAACGTAATTTTGTACCTAAAACCACACCAGTGGTATCCGCAATTCCCGTTATGTCATGTGATCCATTTGTTGTAGTCCCCGATAATTGCAAACTTTTGACTATTTTTCTATATTTTCCAACAAAAGATGTACCATCAGAAGAACCACCAACCATCACTTGTAAATATTTTTCAGACAAATCGAACGACGTTGCTATTCCCGCCCCGTGTTTTTCTGTTCCTAGTTGTATTTCATAGGATAAATGGGGTGACGCAGAATCACCATAAAAAATACACGGAAATATAGATGCGCCTCGTGGATCGCAATATCCACTCCCATTATCATTTATCATTGTTATGGGTGTTTCACTTGTTCTGGTAAATTTTGCAAGTTGATTAGCACTTGAATTTACTAGATCGGGATAAAATTTACCGTAAGTTAATGGAACAATTTGACCATTTTTATTGTCGTTAGCGCGAGGGTAGCCCCCGGTAGGACAGTTATTTATCACTGTTCCCATCAGCGCCCGGCGCTTATAGGCGTTATTTTTAACCGGTATTTGTAATATTGTTTCGCTCCACAGGCAGTCTTCGCATGTTCCGGTAAAGAGCTTTTTAACTTCCGTTGCGTCGCTGTCACCTTCAGTTCCTACAAATTCGTAAAGTTCACAGGTGAGTCCGGGAAGTTTTATGCCAAGCTCACCAAGCCGGAGAAAAAGTTGGTTAGTATCAACGACAGTTATATTGAATCCGTCAACGGCAACCGGAGCACCACCGCGCGCAAGGTCTGCCGATTCCTTAATCGCTCCAAGGCCATTCTTGGCGATAATGCCGGTTGTCCAAACGGCGGCGGTTCCTGCAAGGGCGTTTTCGCTCCACCGCATTTCTGACTCTGCCGATAAGGTGACATCTGACTCTGACAAAGCCACTGCAATATTAGCTTTAAAACCTATTGTAAATCCACCGGCAACAACAAAAGAGACAATAGAATAAAATATTGTGGCCGAAGGCATCCCGGCACTTAGTTTGAACCGTTGACCAATATAACATTTTAAATAATCCGTATCATGCTGAAACTCTATTACATTTGCCCCCATGTTTGTATTTACAATAACCGTTTCAGAATAAATGCCAAGCTCCGTATGCTCTGGCGATATAACGGTATCGAGTTTTATTTTTACAGCCTGTATTCTTTTTGTGTGGCTCATATCAGTTTGGGTTCATCCAAAAGTTTAGTGGAATACTCCATCTGTTGAATCCATCATGCGTGAGTTTTAATGATATTGTTTTTGAACTAGGAGATGAACCTAGTAATTTCATGTTGTAAGTACCGCTTGACCAATTATCTATTCCAGCCACATAAAAATTCGACGGCGTTACGATTGAAATATCGCTCGCCCTGCCGGAGGTTGAGACAAGGAAAGCCGTAAGCGACGCCGATTTCCCCTGATTGCAAAGCTGCGTCCATGATGTTTCGTAGGAGTCTCCCCCGGTTGTGCCATCAACCACGTAAGGAACGCCGGATAATGTAAGACCACTTTTAATATTTCGCAATGTCTTTGGTGAAAAATCGCAGTAGCGTAAGCCGGTAACGGTTCCAATTGAGAGATTTCCTTCTTTTATTTCAGCAGGTAACGAATAACCGACCGGGGGAGTTATTAAGACAAGATATATGCTATTTTCAAAATAGTTCCACGGCTTTCCGAGTCTACCACTTTGATCCTGAGAAAGTAGTTGCACGGTAAACGCTCCGGTATCTCCCAGGTCAGGGCCGAACGGATAAAAACCTGAATTGGCTTGGAGCGTCATCGTAACCGGTTCACCGCGCCCCTTGTTGGCATCCCTGAAAAATGCTGACAAACTTATCTGCTGTGATACGGGTATTCTCCATGTAGCTGTATTAAGAATACGATAATCGAAAGTTCCGAGCGTTGAATCTTCCGCTGATGCTGGCGGATCAAAAAACGAATATCCACCATTTGCATCCTGTGCGCTCGAAATCGGCATTACAATTTCGCAAGAATAGCCATAGGTAGGCATGTCAATCTGTATGCTATTGGCACCAGCTGTAAACGTAACGTATCTTGGCGAACTCACGATAACCTCTGTGAGAGTATGCCTAATAGTTTTTGAACGCCAGGATCACCGGCGCGTACTTCCGCGTGTAGCGACTCTGCAACCGAGCCGCTTGCGTTTAAAGTAATATTAAATGTATGCCCGCTGCTCATCATAGTACTGGTCTGGTTTGCGTTGTATATTTGAGATCCGCGCGGAACGTTCATAAGCTCTGGACCGCGCTCGCCAACCAGCGACATTCCGCCGCGTGCGTATGAAGTTCCACCTGCAAAAGACGATATTCCAGCTTTTGCCGCCTCTGCCAAAACCTCTATGCCTGCCGCCTCCGCAGCACCGACAACTAAGCCCCAATATCCTTCCGATACTACATTTTGTAAAGTGTTGGAGGCAACCGCTGCGAGTGCCTCTTTGGAAAGAAAATCAACGGTCATATCCAGAAGCGCCTTAAGCGCCTTGTGGACATTATAACCGCCCTTTTCAAAGCCACTGCCAATAGCGTTGCCGTAAGCCTCACCCATCTGCATTGCAAAGTTAACCTGTTTTTTCTGTAGTTCAAGCTCCTTCTCGGAAAGAACGTTTTTATTTCTGAGATATTCTTCTTCTGTAATCAATCCGGCCGCGTATATATCTTCATTTTCTTTTTGATATTTTTTGAAGTTTTTTACCTGTTCTTTTTTTAAGGTGGAATCCAAATCTATTTTCTCTTTTTGGATAGCAACGTATTTATCCATTTGTGCTTTTGAAGTATCAAGGCTTTTAAGAAAACTATCCCCGAGACTTATGTTGACATCGGAAATTAGCTTTGCGTTTCCTCGCATTTCGGACAATTGAGAAGAAAGAGCTTTACTAACCCCAAACATTTCATCATCTTCTTTTGGCTTCTTTTTCTTTGCTTCTTTTTCAAAATCGAATTGAGATGGGTCGTTTGGTGCTGCGGGCTTGTGTGTTAAGTCGGCATACTCCTTTTTTATCTTCGCTATCGAATCATCAAGGGTTTTCAATTCCTCCTTAACAGACTGATTCCCCTTTTTCAAATATTCATCAATTGGAAGTATGGCTATGTCGTTTAGATTTGTATTGGTTGGTGCCGCACCTCCCGACCCTTTCCCCGACAATAAATCTTTTCTTCTCTGGTAAAAATCTTTAAGCTGTTTTATGTATACTTCACTTCTTTCCTGTTGTTTTTTTAACGCCTCGTCGCTGTTTGCTTCTCCGCCAAATATCCACCCCATTCCGAGCGCTAAGTCAGTAACGAGAGGAAGAAGTTGCTTAATAACCGGAATTAAATTCACCATTATTTCAGCACTGGCAACCCTCCAAGATAAGTTCATTGCTTCTTGCGCTTTTTTTGCCTCATCAAACCGCTTTACAATATCACCACCAAGGATAAGGCCATACTTGCTCGTTTCTCCAATTAACTCCGATATTTTATCCTTGCCCATTGATGCCATTGCAAAGACTTCCTGTCCACCCCTGCCAAACGCCTTCTGCGCCGCTGCCGCTCGCTCAGTCGGGTTTGCAATACCAGCAATCTTCATGGTTAATTCTTCAAATAATTGCCCCATGCTTTTCAAGTTGCCGTTGGTATCGCGGGTACTTACTCCAAGTATCTGACTACTTGCAGCGGCATTTTTGGCGAGCGTTTTAAACGCCATACCCATTCCATCAATATTTCCGCCGCTCTGCTTTATTACATAGTTCCACTTCTGGTATTCTTCAATGCTTAATCCGGTTTGTCGAGCGCCCTTTTCGATGGAGTCCCCAAAATTTATAGCGGCCTGTGTCATTGCCTGCACCTGATGCACCGCAAAGGCGGCACCTATGCCCACCGCTACCTTACCAAGTGTGCTTATGGTAGATTCCAGCTTGCGCCCAAACGCCCCAAGCTCGGTTTCAATACCGGTCATGCGCTCTGTAAATTCATCAACCAATTTTAACGTTACACTCAAATCGTTAGACATCTTCTTTTCCTTTTTTCGGTCTTATCTCATCGTAGATTCCATACCAAATATCAAAAACTTTCAGCAGTTTTGACGGCTGGTACACGCGCCCGCGCCCGTCTGGAAACTGATGCGTTGCAAGAAAATGAAAAAAATAAGGAACAATAGCTCTTATGTTTCCATCAAGTATCGTATGCGGGCAACGCTTAAACACAAGTTTGTCTGTTCCTTTGCAATAAAAACATTTCTCGTTTTCCCCGGAGCATATCGGGCATTTAAAAACAGCTACCGGAGACCTCCGAGGTCTTACACATCCCCTTTCTCGTTTCTGATCGCACGGACAACTAAATATTTTTGTAAAATCATTGTCAACGAGCAAGAGGTTTGCAGCCGCAACTATTTTTTTATTTCTTCCCCTGAAAACGTTTTCTGACTGTTATAAAAACTCAAAATAGCAACCTTTAAGTCCCATTTCATCATTTGGGACGGCCTGCCATCTTTTGGAAACGGCGGAAGCTTCACCTTGTCCGATTCCCACCCACTGAGAATAATGTCGATTGATGCGTCATCAAAGCGCATTACTTCCTTGCGGTTTTTAGTAAAATGCTGCTCGCGCTCTTTTTTACCTTGCGGCAAAGAGTCGAGAAGATCGAACATAAGGGTTTCGGTTTCGCCGCAAGACGGCCGGAGAAAATAGCGAACGCCGGTATCCTTGTCGGTATAGACAACCGGCGCGCTTGATAGGGGTATACTCATTTCTCAACCTCCTTAGAAATGAAAATTATTAAGCTGGGTTCAGGTCAATTTTAAAGTCGTTTCTGTTCCATTGACCTTCTAAATCCCATGTATGGATACCGTTTTGTTCTGACCCGGCGCACTTTGTAAGCTGCGAATAGCTACCCTTTATTTCAACAGCGGTTCCAGCTGAGCCCCATTTAAAATCAATGGCACCCTCTGTGGAGTTGCGGATCGCAGTTTTTGGGTCTTCTACTGTCGTGGAATAAACTTTTGCCGTAAACTTTATCTTACGATCGGTTATCGTCGAATAACCCATGCCATTGGCCTGATCGGGGGCTTCCGTGGTCTGTGGTACCTGGTTACCGGTTATCTCTGCGCTTATCAATTTGTAGGTGGAAACACCGCCTATGTTGATTGTAGCCCCTTTAAACGCTAATGCACTTGTGCGTCCCTTGGTAACACTCGGCTGCGTTCCGGTCGTCTGACCGTAAAATGCACCATCAAGAGTGAATGAAATTTCAGGGGCTTTGTTAGCATTGATACTGATTTTCCAGTCGCCAACAAGGTTATAATGCTTGAAAATGAGCGAGCCACTTGTTTCGAGGTTGCCGGTATAATATGCGAGGATACCCGCAACGGTAAACACAGATACCGGTGTTAGTTCAAAATTCGATGGGGCAGGATTGTTAGTCGTTGCCGCCGATGTAAACGCGCATGAACCGCAGAGCATGACAGCCCACGGTGGCAAAGTTTTTCCAGCATTCAGCGCCGGGGTCATCTTCATGTTAATGGTGCCCTTGGATGGTTCACGGCCAGGGATCGCCGGGTCCTGGTCGAGTGCGCCGGCCACATTTACCACGGTTTCAACTTCCGGCTCGGAATCAATCTTTGAACCTGCAAGACATTCGAGAAGGTCGGTTCCAGCAAACGTCGCTGCACCCGCTGCGGTGTAGTCATAATTTAGCGATGTTTGTGCTTTGTACAAAAAGAGTTCTAACTTTTGAATCATTGGATGGCCCCTTTCAGGTTGTCAATAAGTTTATATTTTCCAGAGAACAATATTTGTCGCTGTTGTTCCAGATTGCCTCACTTTTGTTATTCCCTCTACCGTAAATACTCCTGGCCCTGGGATGGCAACATTGGTATATGTAACGCCATCATCTGCCAAAATATCCACCATGACAATAACGTTTCCTGTTGTGCTTTGTGCGCTCGAAATTGCTTTAATCTGGCATGTTCCAATATTAGTAAAATCAGCGCCAGAAATGTCCACCTTTATAGGGTTTTTCATTGGCTGCATTGCATCAATCATCTGCGCAATTATGCGTTCCATATTTTTTATCCTTTCAAATAAGGGTTATCAGAATCAATAAATCCATGAACATGAAAAGCAACATCAACGCGATAACATAAATTACCTTTGTTGTCTTCCGCGACTCCCTGGTCATTGCCCACCATGCGCGTACCTTCCATAAGGCCACCGATTGTACGGTCAAGCATCCAGGCTTTTACGGTATCGGCAACTACATTGCGGTATTGATAAGTTATTTCGTCAAGGGTTTGGTCGTCATCGTTGTATAGAAAAAACCAGCATATCATTATCGCAATATCAACCTCATCGCGCCGGTTGTCTTCTTCATTAGGTTCAATAGGCGCTTTCAAGAGCAAACCATAAGGATAACGTCCATTGATATTCAGCGTCAACCGTTCTTCTTCAACCGCAAGCGGTGTAAAACTCGCCCCGTTTGTGGTAGATATTACAGCGAGCGCAGCCTTGCGGTTTCTAATAATCGCCGCAACAATAGAATCAAGAACGAGCACCGCTGCCGAGCTAACAACATCAACCGAACCGGAACATGATACCGTGCATGTATAACTTGCTGCGTCAGTGGCTGTCATGGAACTTAAAATTAAAGAGGCGTTTGTTGCGCCAGTTATTGGCGTGCCTGCTTTGTTCCATTGATAAGTAAGTGTACCGCCGGGAGGAGTTGTCGCAGCAACAACAGATAGAGTACATGTCCCCCCAATAATAAAACCACCGGATAGTGGTTGTGTGCTGATTGATATTACATAGGTTGGATTTGACATATTACAAACCGCTTATATCCCCGGTTGCAATCAACTTTTCAACCTTGCGCGTCGCCGTATCCGCTGCCTTTTGTCCTCGTTGCATCACGCTCATTAACCGGCGCGCCCAAGTAGCGTGAAAATCAAATTGTTTTTTGACGTGTATGTTTTTCTTCCCTACAAAAGCCAAGCTCCTATATCCGCCTTTATTGTAAAACCATAAGAGCGTATCTGGATCGCCCTTCGGTTTTATTGGGGTAAGCTCCCCCGCTGCGGCCATTTCCTTGAATGCGCCATGCCTATTTGTTGCTATCCCAATATTTGCCAGATTGCGATACATCGGCATCGGCATGAACTTATCGGACGAAATATCTCCGCCCGTTTCCTCAAGTTGCATCGCCGGTTCCATTGGCCCACGTGCAAACTCCATTGTCAACGATACGTTTAATCCGCCTTTTTCTTTTTTGAAACTTTTGAACTGCCCGACAATTTGTGGCGACCAACCCTCTTCTCCCATACTTGATATTCGTCCCGCAAACAGGGGTTTGTGGAACAATTTACCCCTAATACCTTTCGTGCTTTCGCGGTTTTTGATGTCTTTTCCAAGAAACGCGACACGCTCCTTATTGAGCCAATAATCAATAGCCTCTGCAAAAATTTGAGGAGCTTTGCGAAACGCAAAAAGAACGCGGCCAGGATCATAGAGTTCCCTTTTTATCATTGTAGTCCAAGCCTTAAGGCTCCTTCATCTTCTCGAATCAACCCACCAACAAGAAAAACCGTATCCGTCGCATCGCTTAAATGTTTTTTGAGCAAAAACTTATACTGATTTACTCTGGCAATAGGAACGTCGGTACGTGAGACATAGATTTCAACCTCGTATTTCTTTTCGCTTTCGGCCTGGCCCTTGATAAGTAAATTGATATTATTTACTCCACCCCGGAACACCTGCGCCTTTATGACAACAGGTGCTCCGGTGGGGGGAGTAGCAGTTATGGTCTCCTCAAAGCCGTTAGCCAGAAAGACCATATCCATATCACGCATCAAATCAAGCGCCATCTGAAATTACCAAACCTTGAATGCGGTCGGCCCGTAGTTCAGGTCAACCTTTACATAGGCAACAGTAGACGCGACAGTCTCGACAGCCATACCGATAGAATAAGAGCCGCTTGCCGTTGTAAGAGACACACTGGTGCCCGCTGTAGCTGCGTACACCATTTCGCCCTGCGTGATTGCTATGGCGGTTGTAGGAAGTTCCACAATGCCCTTAACAATTGCCGAGCCGATTGTCCCGGCTGTAGCAGCAACAACTTCCTGAGAAACCGCAACGATACCGTATCCGCTATCGCCAGCAATAAAAATAACCTGATTGTTGGCAATTGCGCTTCCGCTGTTGTTGACATACTGTATTACGTCAGTAGCCTCCAACTCTCTCACCCTTCTTGATACTGTTAAAGCCATTTTAATTCTCCTTTTGCTTGATTGTTTTTTAAATAATGCCCCCTCTATGCGAGGGGGCTTTCAAGGGGTCAATAAAGACCCTTCATTACCTGGATTAATGTCCAGGATTTTTCACCATTCCGCGCCAATCTTCGGCCGCAACACAGAACGAGAACATGAGTTCCCATGCTATGCCGCGTGCCATGCCAATTTCGCTCGGCTCGCTGCGAAGCTGCGGGGCCTCTTCGCCGGCGAGCGTGAACATTGCAATATGCTGCACAATGTTCGGGTCCGTCGCTACGTACCACAACGGAGCCGCGTTGGTATCGTATTCGTCCAGGACAGGATCAATTACGGGGGTAAATGAACCCTGGAACGGGTTGATAATTGCGGCGTTGGTCAGCGCAGGATCGCCGGGGGACATCAAGAGCTGCTGGAGCGATGTCTCGTATGTGGTTCCGGTGATGATGTACTTGATCGGGGCGTTGGAATATTGCGTTTTGCTCGTCTTGTCGGGGGCAGGAAGTTTGATCTTCCTTAACGCCTTCCGCATGAGATTGAGCGCAGCAATAGACGGAACGGCACCTGTCAAAAGGTTTGCGTGACCGGTTGTTGCGGTCGCGTCGAACATATACAGGCTGTCCTCGTTCATAGCGGGGCCGACACCGGTTGCACCATACAGATAGTCGTATGTTGTACGGTTCTGCTTGCGGTTCATGGCACCGGCCATGTTCCTAGGAATACGCGAGAAGGCATATTTGTCGTCGTTGACAATAGCCTCGTAGGAAAGCAGAAACGCCTTCCCATATTTGTACAGCGTTGCGTATTCGCCCTTGTCAGCCTGTTTTCCCCATGAGAACGACTCGCCTTCTTTAACAAGATCAACATCCGAGAACAGGCTGATATTCACCAGCTTGTTCTGTTTGAAATCGTTGAGCGGCTGACGGCCCACCCACTTGTCCCACGTTACGTTCTGCTCGTTGTATCCGAGCATCAGGAACTTGTTGGCGGCTGCGGCAAGAATGTACGGAAAATCGCCAGTGCCCTGCGCCACGGCGCGGGATGACAGCGAAAGAATCTGCTTCGCCACTTCCACATTATCCATGTATGTGGCACCCCGCACGCCAGCATTTTCCAAACACTTTTTTGCAAGTGCTTGGGGACCAGTCATGCCATTAAAATCGGACTTGGCGACATCCGCAGAAATTTTCTTCCGCGTTTCGGCATTTTCAAACGGATAATTGGTGCGGAGAAGAATGCCATTAAGCATACCCTCGCGCCGATTTTCCGTTTCATCTTTGCCGCTTTGGATGTCCGGCTTCTGCACGGGGGCAACCTGCATAAGTCGCTGCGCCTCTACCGTCATTTTCCTGATTGCTTCCGTTTCCGTTACGCCCGATGTAATGAGCGGATCGTAAAACGTGTCAGGTATTTTCAGCTCGCCCGCTGCCGACCTGATATTCAGGATGCGGCCACGCTCAGCCTCGCCAGCCTCTTTCGCTGCGGCTGTACGAATGGCTACCACGTCGATGCTTTCCGGCGCGGGAGCCTGTGCTGGTGTTTCCACCGGCTTTTTTTCTTCAGGCATGTTCCTCTCTCCTTTTTTTATTGTGGATGATTCGCGGAATGAACACCTTTCATCCGCGCCTATTGGCGTTGTCGAAATTTCAAACGGTTTCCACATGGTTCTAATCGCCATTGGCATACCGTGGTTGTTTATATATTCCTTTCCGTTTACGGTTGCGCGTTGACCATCTGGTATCCATACTGTTCCTTCGGTACGATTAAAAGTCTGGTATCCTGTCGAAAGATCAGTAAGATGTCCCTCGCGCGCAAGCGTGTTTTCAGGCTCGGCGGTTGACGAAAAGTATACATTCCCCTGCATTGAGCCGTCGGCCTGTTGAACTAAGTCACGCACAGAGCCGCGCACCGATCCGCTACCGTTCCACCGGTTGTGATTGTCGAGGAGTGGAAGCTGTCCACGAGTCGGCAATTGACAACCATCCGCCCTGAGAACTTCCATGATTATTTGATCGGTTGCTCCGTCATAAACGCGCACCGGGTCTTCGCTCCAAACCGTAGCACGCACACACCTTGCTTTTTCGTCATAACTCGCAGGCGTGAAAGCGCGGGAAGCAAAACCTTCCGGTAATTTGCTTACAATGTATTCATCTTGGTCTTTACTTTTTGGCATTGTTACCACCTTCCTCTTGTTGGTTTTCTTCCAAATCGCCAGTTAATGTTTTCGGCTTAACCGCCACTAGGGGCTGAATCTCAATCCCTAGTTTTTTCCGTTCGTCTTTTTCGTCTTTCAACTCTTGGTATAGTACGTCTTTACTTTGGCCAGTTCTCTCACAATAACTTTCGTCCGACAACCAGCCAGCATCCTTTTCCGCGATTGCCGCCTGTATGTCTTTGAGCGGATCTACCCAATCCCATTTATCTGGTGTCCATATTGCCTGAGTATATCCCCACGAATTGGCGACAAAATCAGTTATTGATTTTCCCGGAATTAAACCGGTAAGAAAACACCATTTTACAAAGTTGTAATAAATTGGTCTGCCGTATTGCTTAACAATAAAGCCCTGTTTTTTTCTGTAGTATCTGCGCCTGTCGGTTGTTACTGTGCGAGACGCAGAAAACGCCGACGCTTGCGTATCGGTGGTAAGTTCCTGGTAGGAAATCCGCATACCCGTTGCAATTGAGCGTAAATAAATTTCAATAAGAATTGCAAAACTGTCTTTTAGATTATCAACCGACTGCACTACTTCTGGTTTTGTTTTTCCTTTAAATACTGAGCCGGGTGCCCAGGGAACATTGCCGTCGGTATTTTTTGAGTTTTTATTAGGAAAAGGGTTTGACTCTCCAATCCAAAGGGCGATTGCCGCCGCCATTCGTGAGCCAATTATTTTATCTTCCATCAATTGGTTCAAATCCCATAGTGTCGTGAGAACCGGCGCGAGCCAGGGAATGCCGATGTATTGGTTTGCGTGGAGTTTATCAAAGCAGTGAATTACATTAGATGCTGGTAAATCAAAGAACGCCCAGTTCACAAGATCTTGCATGTAGTATCGTTGCGGTTCAGAGAAGTTATTTACTTCAACGCCGTTACAGACAAATGGATTCTGAGGGAAGGCGAAATTGTCGTGTGAAAAATCTATGTACGATTGATCTATTGTCTGAAAAGCGAATGGAAGAAGTGATTTCTTTTTCGATGGGGTCATGTTTAAAAACAAACCGCCCGAATATGCACAGTTAGCTATCATTTTTGACTGCATGTCGTAAAACGTATCATGCTCCGGCCTGAAACACTCATCCGCGAACCGCTCAAAATAACGGTCTAGCAGTTTACCCATGTTGTCATCAACGTTTCCGTCTTTGTCAACAGGCTTTGAGCGCGGAGATATACCTGTTCCAACGATTTGCGATTGTAACACGCTTACGGCACCTTTGGCAAACGGATCACAGTCATAGGCTCGCTTTGCGCGGGCAAAAATACGCCTATATTCAAGCCTGAGAATGTTCTGGTCAACCAAAATTGAGGGGTTCCAGTCGGCTCGGATTGCTCCGAGGTCTGCCGCGGGGTAGTAACGCTTTGTCAAAACGTCCAATTCCCGGGAAAAATGCTCCTGAAAATGCCTATTATTGGGTAAAACGCCCTTGCGGTATTGGCTGAAATCGAACCAAAATTGACGTAATTTGTCAATTCCGAGCATTAAAAGTACCCCTTTTGTATGAAGGTCGGGTGAAAAACACCGCCTTCCTCCTCATTTGTCAACGCCCTTTTCGCCTCAAGCAACTTGAGCGGGTCGGCATAGGTGACGCGCCGGTCGCCTATGGATACGTCGTTAGCACCACGGCCAGCGTTTGTGGTTGCGGCATCATCTATTGCGTCGAGTTCTGCGTCTGTGATTGCCATTCGTGCCCCCAAATAAAAAAAACCGGACAACAGGCAACCACGACAAGTCGTGATTATCCATTGTTCGGTTCTATAAAGAGCAAATACTATTCGGGCAAAAAACCTTATCTGTGTATAATATACCTATTTCGGGTATTAATGTCAACAATTATTTTTTATTTTTGAAAAACCAGGATTGCCTCGCATGGCGGCTGAACTATGTAATGTGCCAAAATCCAGCCGTCCTTTGCCATTTGATTTATCATTTCCTCAACTTGCGCAATTGGGCACCGCCTTGTTGTTTGGCGCTCTTTCCCGGGCGCTACAGTTGCTTCAGGCAGCGGTCTTGTTGATAACGGTGGTAACGGCCTGTTTCCTTGTCCCATGTCATCCCCTTCTACGGTACCGCTCTTGGATACCGGCTAAAAAAGTATTGTTTTGTTCTTGTGGAGGTGGGGCAGATTCTTCCGGTTGTTTTAATTCGTCCATTGCTACCTCATCAAATAGAGATTCATTCAATCCGCAAATCTGCACGCAGCCCTGTATATAATTTTCGCAGTCGCGCATGTGGTCATTTCCCCCTTTTATGCGCTTTGTTTTTTTATTCCCGTGTCTATCCATTTCTTCCCGGTCATATTGTTTTACAAACTGATTCAAATATTCACTGGGGACATCTTCCGGCAAATACCAGTCTTCCCTTTGACTATCACTATCAACAATACGGGATAAGTTTTCGGTGTTCACCCAATAAATATCATTCTTTCCAAGCTCACAAAGCGGGGCAAGTGCCCTGGTTGACCCGATACCAACAACCAACCACTCCAAATTACGCGCGATGTGGTCTACAAACGCCGCCTTATGCCCACCGCGGTCAATCAGGCCCAAAGTAATAGCCAGGGAGCGCCCATCCGCCGTATCGAGTTTCTTGCGGGTTATCCTGTCCCGCACGGCACTAAAAACAACATCCGGGTCTTTGCCGTTGTCCATATCTGCCGGTATCCAATCGCAGTCAAGCAACCACGAGCTTTTGCCAGCACCGAAACCACGCAGAACAAAATAAAAACCCTTGTCCTGCGTGTCTATGCCACACAAAACAACCAGCACACCGGCCGGTATTGTTTCGTCTGCTGTTTTATATGGCGGTTGTGCTATTTTCGACATCAACCACGACGTTGATCTTTCCTCGGCATAAATTTCCCCAAACTCACCCATATCCTCGTTTAAAAAGGATACCAATTTAACAGGATCTCCTGATCGCTGAGCCTCGAAAAAGCGAGCGAGGCACTCGGAGAATTTGAAACTGTAATCGACGAGACGAGACCATTGAAAAGATATTGCTGTCCGTTTTGGTTTCTGATTTTTAATTGTACCATCACGCTCGACGGCTTCATCTTTTTCTGCCCAGACAACCCTTTCCCCGATTTCGATGCGCTTTGTTTCCTGGATTGTATTCCCGCAATGTGCGCACTCATAATACGCCGCGTCGTCCCGCCGGATTCGCTCCGGGTCGTGGTCTTTTTCTTTGTTGGCATTTGGCACCTCCTTTATTTGTTCAAGTAAAAGTTGCTGATACATTCCGCAAGTGGGACACGGAAACTTTGGAACTAGGTTTGTGACCCCACTCGTAAACATTTCACGGTGTAGCGTGTCGCCTTTAAATTTTGGGCTTGATTCTAAAATTTCCTTTTTCTTTCCCATGATACCATACGCTTCCTGCCTTCCACGCAGGAGCTTGATCTTGTCATAATTGCTCTTGGTGTCTATCTGTGCCGTCCGGTATTTGCACACCTCGGACGCATAGATAAGCCCAGCTGAAAACGTGGCAATATCGCTCTGCACCTCTGCCGAAGCAACCCGCAGGATTACGTTGCGCAATTTGATTTTTGACTGCGTTAAATGTTCCTCGTTGCCGTCCCAGAGCGCACGGATGCACGGAACCTCCTTGATGGTGGGAACTATGCGGTCTTGGAATACGTCCTCTACCGTATCCTTTTTGGCATAAAGAAACATGCCGTGCATAGGAATATTACAAACCACATACCAGACCATCATTTCTGCTAGGAGTGATTTACCGGTCTGCACCGGCCCACAAAGCATTACCCGGTTGTAGTAGTAGATAGCATTGAGCGGTTCCCGCTGCCACGGGTAAAGCGTAATGCGCCCTGTCGCGGCATAGCCTGCGCCCTCGACAAGATAAAAGTTTTCCTCGGCCCAAACCGAAGGCATCGGTATCGGCAAAATACGTGCCGCATACCGCTCATCCTCAGAACAAAAAGGTACATCTTCATTGAGGATGGGCGGAAGGAGGATTGTTTCGGGTATTTCTGTTGTCATTTATGGTTACTGCTGTAATGGTTCATCAACGCGGCGATATGCTCTTGTATTAATGGCCGCAATTGCTCAATACTTTTATGTGCAAAGTGATGCAGGTTCTTAGCAAAAAACTCAATCATCATATTCTTTAAACTCATCATGCGCCCAGTCATTATTTGCTTATGGGTTTCGAGCGGGATGTTCTCCGCCTTCAATGCGTCAATCTCAATCTGCATCTTTTCACATTGTAACCGCAGTTTATCTTTCTCTAAATCTGTGCGGTCGGTAGGCTTGTTTCTAATCTGCGCTTCTCTCCACCGTATAACTTCGCCAAGATTGAGGCTACCACCCGCTTCGCGCGGACATTTCCACGCAGAAACAGCCGCCTCTGATACCCCAAATATCGCCGCAACCTCTATAATTAAAAATCCAGATAGTTCATGCCGTATCATCGCCTGCGGCCCAGGCTTGCGAGGTATTTTTTTCACGGTTAACCTATTCTATTAAATATATCAATTAAATTAACGTTAACTTGATTTTATAGCATGGTCACGATTATTTTCATACCGACAAAGAATGGAAATGTCCTTCCTTAACAAGCTAAATGCCCTTTTTACTATCATTTTGCGCAAAAATTACGAGTGCGGCGCTTGAACCTCTTTAAAAGACCCCCCGGAGTACCTTTTGTCAATTTATATTTGTGCATATATAATCTATCCTCACGCTAGGTATGACTGTGCCATGCGTCTACGCAGATCATCCTCATAGTCTTTATTCTCTGCCCACCAATCATCTTCCCATTGCTTATTGTATTCGAGTAGCTTATATGCCATACGCTTTGCCATAGCCTCTGCCTCTCTGAGCTTGTCAAGCACTGGCGCGTGTAGTGGTGTGCCCTGTACTAGGTCGTTGACCTCACGCAACACCTCACATAGTGTACGCTGTTGATATGCGCCACGCATACTCATTACTTGCTTCTTTCTATTGCATCTATGCGTTGCATAATTGATGTATCAACATCAGTACATTGACTTTCGTAATTGTTAAACTGATCCATTGTTCTTTCTTTAGGATAGTCCGCACGTCCACGCCTCATCTTATTGTACCATTCAGCACTTGATTTAGTAAAGTAATGATTAATCTGAAACTTGGTAGATGAGTGTGGACTAAAGCTATTACCCGCTATATCGGTATTGTTTATTGCTTGTCGCAATTCATTGACGCAGTAATAGTCTGGTTTGTATGTGAAGGCGTGAGCGGTTATTAGTGATACAACCTTTCTAGGATGCACTATGCTTTTAATGTGGTCACTAATTTCGTTAGCTTTTGGAATGCAATGTGTATAATTTTTTATTACTCCACCATCTGGTTTTGTTATATGTCCTGACGTTCCGAAAAATCGCCAGTTGATTCCCAGCCCTCCAACATGCTCGCACTCGTATTCTTTTAATGCTTCATTTATATTGATAGATTCGTTCATAACAATAAACTCATCAGCATCAATAAACGCAATCCAATTAAAATTATTTTTAAAGTTTCTAATACAGCGCATATATGCCGTTCCTTGCATATATTTTCCCATAATAGGTATAACTAAAACGCCCTCATGATCCTTGATTGAAGAATTAACCGGAATAGCGCTTTCATTGTCATACAGTATAAAATTATTTATTCCAATAGATTTGTGATATGCAATCCATTCATCAAGATATTCGTTTTCATCTTTCACGATTGCACAAATGGCAATATTTTCTATTTTGCGGTCAATATACTCATCTTTGTTTGCCTGAATAAAGTGGCATGGTGTTGCTGCTATTTGCGATTTATAAAAAAGTAATGTGTCAAGCTTTTTCTGTTTCATCTCTTCTGTAGCTTCAACCTTGACCTGTCCGCGCGGTAATAGGTCGGTGCCGGAGCGATATGTTGAATAATTAATGACGTTTGAATATTTTGCTTTTGCCGCGTTATGAATGAAATCGTGGCCGGGGTGTCCGTGCTCAAGCATTGGCGCATATACTATATCAAAATCACCGCTTATCTCATCAAGGTTATTTATAAAGACAACATCAACGCCAAGAAAGTGCATTGCCGCCGCACTTTCTGCCTCGCGCTCTGGTGTGTTGCTGATATTGCCTGCTTGTTGATCGTTGAATATTGCCACAAGCGGCTTGCGAGCCATGATGGTATATGCACCAAAAAGAGTTTCATCATCACAATGAGGGGCAATGAATAATTCTGTTTGTTTGAATTTTGCGCCAGCCTTTATAAAAACAGTTGAACATAAAGCCTTGTGCCTTGCAACAACCTTGCCGTGTGCTTCTTGGTACGTTTCCGTGCCCTCCTTGGTAATTCCGGCACGCTCTAGCGTAGTGAAAATTAATTTATGACAATCAACGCCGATCTTGCCCTGCTCAAGCATAGTAAGCCATAAATCCCAATCTTGCAAGCGCCCAACATTTTCATCAAATCCGGGGAAATCCCTTGTGCGAATAAGTGTCATAGCCGAAATATAATTGCCTTTAACAAGAATGTTCGGGTCGAAGCTTGGCGGCATTTGGTGGTTGCTATAAAGTGTTCCATCTGCGCGCTCAATCATATAGGAGCCGTAGCAGTATGAGGCTTTAGGATTAGAAATGAGGGTATCGCACATTACTTGGAGCGCATCAGGTTTCCAATTAATATCGTTATCGGAAAATAAAACTAAATCGCTTTTAGTGGATTTTTCAAAACCACGATTACGGGCATAACTACAACCATGCAAATCTGTATCCTCATAATCAATAATAGTAATTGGCACAAATGACTTTTGAACCAACAGAGATTCTTCTGTTAATTTCCATGATTCATTTTTCCGGTGAATTACTATTACTGAAATCATAATTTACGCGCCTCTAAGAAAAACACTTTAGGTTCTCCGCCGTGCCAATTTTGCAAAAGTGTTGGATCAACCGAAATGTTAAATAATGTTTTCCATACCTCAAAACCATCTCCTAAATAACCGGCTATTTTATCATAACTGGTAAGAGCAATAGCTTCAGGGTGTCCGTTATACCATAGGCTTAATGGATTGTCTGTTGCGTCCTCTGTTATCCGCAAAATGCCACTAGGTTTTAATACTCTTTTCAATTCTGAAAAAACAAACGGCCAATCTGAATCCTTGATATACATAAAACTATGTGATTCCGTTATCGCATCAATAGATTCGTCCTTAAAGGGCAAGCCACTTTCCCAGGTCCAGCCGTCGATCTTGTCGAGGTTGATAAATCCGGGTAATCGGTATTGCCCACAGCCGAGATTGAGCTTAAGCTTCATTTGACACCCCAGAACTTGCTATGGCTTGGGCCTTAAATTCGCGCTTTCTTTTTTTCAGTAGTGCCCGGTATCGCTTGCCACTCATGTGGTGCTCACGGCAAAAATGCTTTTTCTCTTGCTTAATTGGGTTGTATGCCTGCATTGCGTCTCGCTTTCTTTATAATTTTTAATATATCTTTCTCTATGTTGGTTCTTATTATTTTAGCAATTGTAACATGGTATTTATTAAGCGCCTTTTCATGTTCTCTTAATTTCCTGTTTTTTGCCATATTATTTCCATCCCTTCTCTACTAACGCCCATTTTAATTGTCGTTCATATTCGCGCACCCATTGAGTATTTGACCATGATTGCGCGACATTATAAAGCGGCTTCCATAATTCATTTAGCTTTTCGCTTAAATATATATTCAATGAACCATACAAATCGTCAGATAATAAAGATGCACAGGTTTTGCATTGCTCAATCGGCTTAAGTCTTATTGTTGGTATTCCATAACTCAGTGCATCCATTGCAATAATGTGATTATTCCATGTTGCCGTATCTAACAGCGCGTCATACCTCAATAAAATATCATCATACATTTCATCGTAATAATTAACAACATTTACAGCCTTGTTTCCATATTGTTCATGCGCTGCCATTATCTCGGCAATCTTTTCCTCTGTAAATTGCCCCATTGAACGTGCATATTCAAGCGTATAACAGGGATGTGCCTTCATAAATTCGGCATGAAGCCTTAAATCTTCTTGCGTGATTTTTGCGGGAGCAGCAACACATCCGAGTACGTGCGTTCCTTCCGTTTTGCGAACCTGCCCCTCCATAAATGATAATGGAGAATAACCAAATTTATTCATCAATATTTTTTCCGCAAATCCGGTACAAATCTCAGACCCGACGCGGTAGTCAAAACAATCAAGCATAGTACTATTTGGATATCCGAGCATGGTTATGACCAGCGGGGCCGGGTGCTGCGCAAATATAATTAGGTTTGCTCCCCCGCTCGTATGCCCCATAGTATCAATTAAAACATCAGCCTCTTCTTCTGCTATTTTATCAAAAACCTCATGTTCTGTTGCTTTGTTTATCTGAAATACCGCATCGCAATTCGTGCCAATACGGTATGTAAGTGGGTCAATAATGTCGTTATTGTAAAATAAGGTAATATGAAATTGTTTCCGATCATGATTTCGGATTACTTCATACAATAAACGACCGTTGCCCTTAATGGATACATCACTCGTCAAATATAAAAGCCGTATTTTATCATGTTTGTGTTTTGTGATTTTTCGTTTAAGAATTTTGGGGAAATATTGTTTTATTGGTGAACGATCTTGATTTGGTATTCCTAAATAATCACATGCCATCATATAATTTGATGGAGCAAAAGATTGTTTCCCTAAAATTGATTTAAATAAATCGTGTGATTTTTGTACCTGACCAACGCCCATCAGCGCAGAAGCGTAATTGCAAATTAAAATTGGATTGTCGGGATGTTTTGAATATAGCGTCTCGTTTTCTTTGAGCGCCTTAGTGTAGTGCCCCACAATCTTGGTGGGATTAACAATTTCCTCTTCTAGTTTTTTTACATCTTCTTCAAAACCCATTTTCACGCCTCAAATATATTTTTTATGTTTATGTTCGCAAGCTGCGCCTCAATCTCTTTGAATAATTTATTTTGTGTTTTGTAATGAGCCTTACAATCAAAAGCGTTAATATTGTTCATCCAACTGGCACCGGCAAAGTGTAAATAATATTCCTCAATTGTTTTCAAATCTAATATCTTCAACTTCGCTTCTGTAATATCCTCATAAAATGTTGAACCAACATCATACATGGGAACCCTATTATTCGCATTTGGATTAAATGGAATATTTTTAAAAAAATGTTCACTACCGATAGCAGAATCAATCTTTGCTTGATTATGAAACGATATTTTATGGACTTTCAATTGTTCAATATCAACAAGAAAAAACCACGGACAAATGCGTCGCTTAAGCCGGTATTGCCCTACATTGCCAACGCTAGTTCCCATTATTGCCGCCTCGTGGTGTATAAGAACATTTAAAAGCGGAGTAATGTTTTTTTTAAAAACAATATCGCTATCAACAACAAGGGCGTATTTTGTCTGGCATAATTTCAGCGCCTCGGAAAGCGCGGGGGAATGTGTACCTACTTGGTTGCAAAAGAAAGGTATTCCTTGCGCGGTTAATTGTATAGCTGTTTCCTCGTTGGTAGAATTTTCCATAATAATTATTTTTTGCTTATCAAATCCATGCAAAGAAACAAACGATCGTAGCATAGTAATTAGGTAATCGGGCGTATTATAAGAGCAGGTAATAAGTGTAAGGTTATTCATGTAATTTAATTAATCATTACCGCAATACCGGCCAAAATTCCGGTTAATGATAAAGCAAAATAAATACAATGGATGCGGGTGTTTCTTGCCCCAATAAGCCCTGAGCCACCAAAGTTATCATCATTAAACCATCCCGATGGGCTGGCAATACTTGCATTACAAATAGCCACAGTACCGGCAAATATACTACATGCTATTATTGACCCACCTAATACGTATTGAGGTACTTTGTTTTTTGGTTTTGTTTGTTCAATTTTTTGAACAACTATAGGCACATATTTCATCTGCATTGATACGGAAGTATCCTTCACCATTATTTTTTGCCATACCGTGTCGTGGTTTACTGACAAAGTATCGGCTTTACAAACCATCAACGCCATCACAATCAACAAACTTATTTTTTTCATATATCCTCCTTGATAAAGATTTATTTTATATACTCGTTTTCTTTCTTTGGTCTCCCCCTCGGCAACCTCGGATCGGCGGCATCTTCCGGTATCAACCATGTTCCTGCCAGCAGCACGGCTCCTGGAATATGATTTTTATGACAGTGGATTTGTACTGTGTATGGACGACATTTCCACACCTCCGCTATTTGCTTGGAGGATATCATTTTTTTCCCTGCAATGATTATATCCATGCCAATAATATACCATAATTATAACTGATTTGCAACATATTTTTATTAAAATAGTTTTATAACAAACATTACAAATATATTGACAATCAAACCATTTTATGATATATTTATAGCAAATGATTTATTTGTCACGACCTGTCTGTAAAAATAAATTGCAGCTATAGCATTATTTTCTTGACACGGCAATGGGCTTGTTGTATTGTTAATACATGCTGAAGCTATCGGCAGACGGCAAGCACTCGCAGTAA